TGGTAATGATACATGAGCGGCGACAGCGTCACGCTCGGCTCGCCCGGGTTGCCGTCGCGTAAGATCATCAGCCCTGCGGGTGGGATGCGTTCAGGTAAGACCTCGCCGCGCAGAACCGGCACATGCGGGATCGTGCGCAACAGATCCGCCAAGGCGGTGAGGATGGTTTCGCGGGGGGTGGGCATGATTGAACTAATCCGGTTAGGTTATCTTTAGCCAATTCTTGGGGGGCACCTTGTCCATTTCGAATCCAATCATCCGACACTGGTCGCAACTTAACGGCAGCGTTCATCCCTTGGACGAATCCGTGCTTGCGGCAAACAAACACTGCTTTAACTTGGACTACCCACCGCCCGCGTTTATAGGTGACATCATCAACGCGCCCGTTATCTTGCTTGATGCAAATGGTGGTTATGATCCTGTCGTGACGCCAACCGAATTTGCAGATCTTGGCTCTACCGACCGCTTTCTTGACCTTCTCCGAAACCCGCGTGCCTTACACCCGGGGCTGATCGCTCCGTACTACGGTGCGCGAAATTTTGCAGAACTGATCGCGGCAGGGGAACTCGCCCTAGTTAACGCAGTCGCATACCGATCCAGATCGATATCTCGCGAACCTGACAACCGCCGCGTGGCAGAACTGCTTCCATCCACTGTGATTCATCGCGCTTGGTTGCGAGATGTTATCATTCCGGCAGCTTCCCGAGGGGAGCGTCTGGTTATTGCCCATCGAACAAGGCTCTGGCGTATCAAGCGGTCGGAGCCGAATATAACTGGTGTGGTATTCACAACTAACCCAGTCTCGGCAGATATGAGCCGTGCAACACTGGCAGAAATCCGCGCTTTTCTCGACCAACGAGTTTAAGCTGGTCAAAATGATTGAAGCCCGATCAATAGGTGATCAGCGGGTCTCCAGCCAATTCACCACGATCAGCCCCGATATCGCTGCCTGCGCCCGTTCGGCGTCCCGCGCCAGAGACAGCCGTTTGGCGAGTTTCACCTGGGGCACCAAGAGGAAAATCGGCACAGTGCTCTGGCCGCGCCCGGTCTTGGACCGTGATGCCACGCCCAGCCCACGGCTATTCAGCCGCCCATCAGCCACGAGCAAGCTTGGACCGTTTCGCCGATAGACAAAGCGCAGGCGCAGACCACGCCGCCTTTCCCATTCGCCGGGCGTGAGCGCCTTGCCGCGCGTGCCCTTACCGGCCGCTGGCGTTGGGATGGCAAGCCAGAAGCCGTCTTTCGACCTAATCAAGGGTCCCGTGTCATGCGCGCCGATGATCACCGGCGCGTTTGACCAAATTAAGGCCGCTGCATTCAGGCTTGGCCGACCTTTCGGATAGTCTTGCGAGCGAATGGTCCGCGCCAACCGCGTCCCGAGCCCGACGCCCGTGATCTGCCCGCGCCAATCAGTCTTGAGACTGAGGGCTGCGCCACGAACAGCATCTGAGACGGCTTTTTCCCCTGCGAGGAACTCGGCCCGCATGTCGGCCGCAATACTACTGGAGATCTCAAGGCGAAGTTTCACGCTGGTGCCGCCTCAATGGTCCAGATCAGGCGATCCCGATCCCGGATTGGCTCACCCTGGATCAGGAAGGTCTCATCCCCGATGAGGATCTGCTCGTCTGGGCGGGGCGCGGGAAGCTGAGAGACGCGCACATCGAAGCGCATGGTCTCTGACACCAGACGCGCGGCCCCAAATGTGGTCACATCATCATTACGACGCATGATGACGCGGATCCGGGTGAACTGCCCTTCGCTGTCACGATGCCAGGCCTCGTGGGCGAGGTTCGGATCAGCGAAGAGCAGATCAAGGGCCAGGGCAAAGGCCGTCATGTCTCAGCGGCCTCAGTTCGAGCTGAAGATCCGGATGGCCAGCCGCGGGCGCTTGTTGACCGGCAAGATCGAAGCCTCGGTCATGAGATCGATCCAGCGCCCCTTGGTGTCCATCATCTGCCGCGCGTAAAGCGGCAGACCCACGGTGTTGGCCGTCTCCAGCAAGTTGGCCGGCCCGCCATAGGTGGTGAAGGTGTCGAAGGTCCCAAGCGGGAAGGCGATGCCCTCGCCCGCGGGGATCAGGCGTTCCGAGGTGCCGTTCGAAAGCGTGACCGAGCCGTTGTATTCCTCGAACAGGATACCTGCGAATGGAAAGGCGCGCCGCATGTCCTCGCGCAGGGGCTGGCCGCCGGTGGCGGAGAAGAACTTGTAGGCTTCCTCGGTCTTGGGGTGGCTGATCAGCTTGTCGAAGAATTCGGAACTGACGAGTGCATGCGCCGTGGTCATGGTCTCGCCCAGAAGGCTGTCCTCGATCCCGCGCAGGACCGTCCTGACCTTGCCCTGCACATTCGTTCCGGCCGTGCCAAAGACGAAGTCGACCGAGATCTGCTCGAGGCCAAACTCAGTGAAGTAGTTGTAGAGTGTGGTGCCCGCGCCGTCCTTCACGATGCCGCGGAGCGCGTTCATCTCCATGTATTCGCGGGTCTGGGCATGCTTGCGGCGCATCAACGTCAGCTTGCGGTTCATCACCTCGACAAGCGGGTCGGCTGCGTCCGACAGGCCCAGCGCGGGCATGCCCTGGATATCGGCGGGCAGGATCACATCGTCATGCGGGATCCAAGGGAGAGCGAAGCTGCGCATCGAGCGCTGCTCGCGCGTGCCGACAGTGGCAGGCGCGCCTAGCGGGACCGAGGGCAGCAGGCTCAAGACGCCTTGGCGCTGTTCGATCACGATCGAACGCTGGGTGACGCCTTCAAAGCGGAAGAGGCCGATCTGGCCGAGACGGGTGTAGAGGTTGGGCAGGATGTTGATGGCCTGCGTCATCTCGGCGAGCGAATAGCCGCCCGCGTCAAACGGGTTGCGGGTGATGGTCATGGGGAACTCCGGGGAAAGGGGTGATGCGCAGCTGCGCGAGTGGGATCAGGGGCCGATCAATCGGATCAGGCGGCGTCGCGTGGGACGATGCCGATCGCTGTCAGCTGGGCGTGCTTGGCGGCCTTCTTGGCTGCGTCATCAACACTGGCGTCGAACACGAGCGCGGCTTTTGAGACGATGGCGGGGCCGCGCAGGACGACGATGCCGGTCGTATCAGCCGCTGTCGCGTCCACGTCGTAAAGCAGGACAGCGGCCGCGTTCTGCGCGCCGTCGGTACCAGTGGCGGTGCTGAGCTTCATCTTGCCGCTGGCGGTGATGCGACCAAGAACAGCGCCAACGGCGTAGCTGGTGCCGGCCAGCAGCGTGACGGTCTCGCGGGTGAAGTTGTGGTTCAGCTCGTATTTTAGGACGTCGCCCATCGTGGGCGGTTGGGTCAGCACGGACATGGGCAATCTCCGAAGATGTGGGGGTCAAAAAGAAATCCCCCGCCGGGGAGGAGCGGCGGGGGATCAGGTGGGCGGTGCAGAAATCAGGAAAAGCGGCTCAGCCCCTGGTGCCCGCCGAAGCAGCCTTCTTTGCGGCCGCCACAATCGGACTTTCCGCGGATTTTGGCAGGACGGGCGAAGGTGGGGCCGCGACGATGTCGCGCGCATCTGCCGCTGCGGCGGCCCGCTGCAGGACAAGCTTGCGCAGGGCCTCCGGGGCCGTGCCCTGGCGGAGCGCCTTCGCCGCGTCAATCGCGATGCCGAGCCGGCCTGCTTGCGCTGCGATTTCCGCGATCTCCGCTGCCGACTCTCGCAACTGTGCCGAGAGCTCTGCGAGATTGCTGGGCGCTGGGGCAACAGCCTCTGGTGGCTGCGATGCTGCCGAGGCCTGGGTTGACGTGGATGATGGCGCAATGGCGGCATTGGTTTCGCCCTCTGCAGTGTCCGTCACATCAGCGTCGGTGTCCTGCGGGCTGTCGTCGGGCTGGTTCTCTTGGGCCATGAGTGCCTCCTGTTTGGGCTGAGGAAGGGATGCGCGTCGCGCGCGGAAGGATGAAAGTGGTGGGGGGCTGGACAGCATCTGGCGAAAGCCGGCAAAGCCGCGCGCCAGATCTGTGACTTCATCGGCAAGGCCTGCGGCGACGGCATCCGTCCCTCGATAGGTCGCGGCCTCGGTCACCAGCGCCGCTTCCTGGCTCAGCCGACCGGCCCGACCAGCGGCGACAGTCTCGGCGAAGAGGAACCGCAGCACATCAATCTCGCGCTGGATGTCTTCGCGGACTGCTTCGGGGAGCGGCTCATAGGGATTGCCTTCCACTTTATGCTGACCCGAGTGGATCAGCGTGACGCGCACCCCATCCTGATCCAGTTGGCCGCTGAGGTCGGCATGCATGACCACCACGCCGATGCTGCCCACGGCACCGGTGCGCGGCAGGAGGATGCAGTCGGCCTGGGAAGCCAGAGCATAGCCTGCCGAGAAAGCGTGCTCGGCCACGAAAGCCCAGACGGGCTTTGTGCCCCGGGTTGCCCGAATGCGATCGGCGAGGTCAAAGACACCCGCCACTTCACCGCCAAAGCTGTCGATTTCCAATGCAAGACCGCGGACGCTCGGATCACTTGCCGCTGCCTCGATCTGCGCCGCGATCCCCTCATAGCTGGTCTGGCCCGAGGATTGGCCAATCCAGGATCCGCGATGGATCAGCACACCCGAAATCTCGATCACGGCGATCCCATCGACGATCGGGTAGGGGGCGTCGCCATGGTGCTGCAGGCGTTGAGTGAGGTTTCCACCTAAGATGCTGGCGCGTGCAGGAAGAACAGTTTTGCCCTCTGGTGTGTCGACGCCATCAGCCAGTTCGACCTGCCGTCCCAG